GGGTGAAGTTCATCAGGGTGTTAACGGTCAACAAAAAACCAGAGCCAACAGGCAATGCCGCAGACAATGTATTGCCAACCACATACCCAGAGCCACGGTTCACAATGGTCACGCTGGTCACAATACCGCCAGTCACCACAAGGTCAGCAGTTGCGCCAGTTCCCGCCCCGCCCGTCAGGGGCTGGGCCAAATATGTACCATTGGTGTACAGCGTGCCGCCAACATAAGAGTAGGCATTCACGCCACCAGCCACATTGATTTCCCAGCCAGCGTTGATTGGGTAGTGGAACACCTGCGAGAAGTAACCAGCCGAGCGGCGTGCGCCCAAGGCTGTGCCAGAGTCATACCAGCAGTTCTCGCGGATGTTGTAGATGATGCAGTCGTTGCATTCAGTTGACGATCCGCTTGGGTAAAACCACCAGATTTCGCCAAAGCGAGGAACCTTGGTGGCATAAATCTTTTGACGCTGGTCGTAGTTCAGGTTGTCAAAAAAGTAGTTCTGGTTGAAGGTGTTCGGAATCTCTTTCACCACACCGTTGTACAGCAAGAAGCGGTCAACACCACACCAGTAGTAGATACCGTCATACTCAATCACAGACTGGCTTGACAGGATAGAAGACTGGCTGGAAATCAAGTCATACCGCCAGTAGAAGGTCTGGGGCGAACCCGCGACCGTCACGGTGGTTGGCGTATACGAAACGCGGATCAGAGAGTCCAAAGACCAGAACAATCCAGAAGGAGCGTTCGAGCCGCCTCGAACAGGCAAGCCCTTGACCACCTTTGTGGAGGCCACATTGGTCTCGTTTGAATCAGCAGACACCCAATTAGCAGGGTCTCCTGCGGCGCAGTTTCTGATCAGGCCATTGTTGCCATACACAAACACATAAGGGTGCAACACCACCGCGCCACCAGAGACAGACACATTGTTGTCAAAGGTCACGGTCACGGTTGCGCTGGCAGTCGCAGGATTTGAAATCACCACGCTAGTTGTGCTGACAGACACCACGGTTGTGTTTGCGGGGATGCCAGCCCCAGTCACGGTTTGACCTGCGCCAACCAAAGCATTGGCGGCAGACAAAGTGATCGTTGTGTTGGTGTTAACTGTGGTTGCGGTGGCCGTGAACACACCAATCGCAGACATGGTGGTGCCAAGCGTATCGCCGCCCAAAACAGGTGTGTTTACATTGCTGTCGATGTAAAGCAGGTTCTGCCCCGGGTGCCCAATCAACAACTCATTGCCACTACCTTGGGAGTCAAACAACGAATCAAACTGCCACAAGTTGTATTGGTTTGGCGTGAAGTTTGTCAGCGTGAAGTCAGTGATGCCAGTACCGATACCCACATTGTTGATAGGTAGCACCTGCACACCATCGGAGTAGCCGTTGTAGATGTAGGTGTAGGCGTTCTCAGGCAACACATAGATGCCACGAGATGGGCCAGCCAAGTCGTCCACAATCTCTTTGTAGCCTGCAATCTTGCGAGGGCGTCCACGCTGGAAGCGAACCCAGCGGCCATCGCTGTAGAAGGTTTTGTCAAACTGGGTGCCGTCGCGCTGGATGCCGGGTTGGCTATCAAGGGCAAAAACTTTTTTGGTCATGGGAATGTACCCCCCTTGACGCCGCCAGTGAAGTTGCCGACACCTGCAATGTTGAGGCCCGTGGCCGTCAGTGCAAATCGGTTTACACCTAAAACAGCGATGTCAAACTCACCAGCGCCGTTGCGCCAGATACCAGTGTTTGTTTCTGCCGCAAAGTTAATCGCAGGCGTGGTCACCGTGCCGTTCACCAAGTTAAGGGAGGTGGCACCTGCCTGCACGGTGTTGGCGTTGAAGAAGTTGGTTCCATCGCAGACGAGCGTGGCCTGTTGCCCCGGGGGGATTATCACCGTGTTGCCACCAGCCGCGCTTGTCTTCACCGTCAGCGTGAATCCATTGTCCACCGTCTGGTTGGAGATCACATACAGCGTCACCACCTGCGGGTAGACGGCAATCACATTTGCCACCAGATTGCCCACATACTCCTGAATGGTGTTCTGCGCCTCGTTGGTTGTCAGCGTATAGGTGCCACCAGTCACAGGCTTGACCAAAGCAGTAAACGCAAACGAGGAGTTCACGCCATAGCCAATGGTCACATACTCTGTGCCAGTACAAACCAAGAAGGCCGATTCGTTAGGCTGGAATGTTTTTGAGACTAGGCCATCAAGCAAATCGCCACCAGTGGTGGAAATCGTCATCGTGCCAGAGCCGTTGTTCTTGAATAGCGTGAACCAGTTATTGCCAAGCGAAGTAGCCAAAGGCAAAGTAGATGTGCCAGAGCCACTAGACCACACCTTGGTTTGGGCGCGGTCGCCAGCAAGGTAGGTGTAACCGTTTGTGATGCTTTGCGATGGGTGGCTTTGGTTCAGCGTCGTGGAGATGGCAATCAATCCAAGACCAGCCAAAGCGTTGGCATCAGAACTTGAGGAGCCAATACCAAAAGCAATCACGCCCCATGTGCCGTACACATCAGGGTTGTCAGTGATGTAGATGTACTGCGCTTGACCCGCAGGGATCGAGACAATCGTGCCATTGCCGCCAAAGGTCTTGACAGTAAACGCCACCGCGCCAACATTTCGTATCAGCGCATCAGTACCCACAGATGTCTGATTTGCAGGTGGCATATAAAGATTAAGGCCAGCAGAAGTGGCCTGAACATTCATAATGCGTGCCGCAAAGTCTGAGTTTGTCTGGCTGTTTGACGGCCAGTTCAGTTGCGTATTGGTTGTAAGCGTGACGGCTCGAAACGAGACATCCGTTGGCTGGATTACATCCCCAGTAAATGGTGAGATAAAACTCATGGTCAGGTATCCAATACTGCGGCTTGACGGTCTCCAATACGCTGAATGTTCTCTGTCTTCAGCGTTGCAATGATCAAATCATATTGCTGTTGCCACATAGGGGTGCGCTCGTCGTTCTTGAGGAACGGCATAGCCTGCAACAAAGAACCGTACAAAAGGGCTTGCGGGGCGTACACGGTGAACCAGTTAGTTTGGTTTGTAGAGTCCAAAGGCTGGTTGCGCTCGTAGTACAAAATTTCGTAGTTGTACGCCGCATTAGGCGTGGGAGAAACCAGCCAGTGCGTGTAGTCGTAGTCAGCGTAATACTTAGGGACATCAGTCGCTGTGGTGCTAGGCCAATACTCTCGGCAATACTCGTAGGTGCGGAGCAATACTGGCTGGCGCTCACCAGCGATGGTGATGTTCATGGAGACTGTTTTGTGCCAGCGGGCTGGCTTTGAGATCACTGGGTCACCCAGAGTCATCGTCGAGGTATTTACAGTCAGGTTGCCCAAAAACTTAATTTGGCTGGCAATAACCTGTTCCGCCAACATAATGAAGGTCGGAATCTTATCAAGTGTCTGTGTGTCGTTACGCTCCAGATAAGACTGGATGTCGGCCACCAAACTGTCATAGGTCATCACAACGGTTGTGGTCATTGCCTTATTCCTTTTTATCCGACATTGCGCTCAAAATGCGGGCAATCTACCAGCGATTTGAAATTACCACCCCAACGATTTTTAGGGTGCATATTTTCCCAATACGCGCCCAGCGGAGCAAGGGTTTCTTTGTTCCAGATTATCTGCCCATCCTTGAAAAAGTTCAAGTCGATGGCGCACCTTTTCAGGTGAATTGAATTCATGGTCTTGGAGCGGCCAGCCTTGACATGGAGGGCTTGCTGTTCAGGCGTGCGGGCCAACTCCCCGCCAGTGACCTTAAAACCAAGGCCAGTGGCGTATACGATTAGTTTGCAGGCATCCAACAAGAATGCCGCTTGTTCGTCACTCAGGCTCATTCTTTGTCCTTTTTGCGCATTTCCATGACCTTCTCGACGGTGCGGCCACCAAAGTAGGCAGTCATCACCAACATACCCCATTGGCCGAGCAGGGCCACATAAGCCTCGTTCACCTCAATGCCTGCGGCACTTAGGCCAGCAAACAGCAGGTAGGCCGTCAGGATGTAGATCAGGGTGCCGGGGCGGATATTCTTCGACAGCCAAGAGTCGGAGGCCATATCAGCCTGCCAACGCTTGGACACATTGTCTTCTTGGTTTGCTTGCGCCTTAAGCAGTGCCGTCAACTCTTCTTGCTCAATACGGGCCTTCTCAATGCCCAACTCAAGCAAACGCTCTTCATGGTCGTATTGCAGTTGGCGCAACTTGGCTACTTCAGCATCAGATGGGTTGTCAGAAATCTTGACACCAAGAGTCTTCTCGACAACCTCTTTGCCCTTTGCTTGGAT